TACCAGTATTGGTAGAAAGCGTTGCTGCAGCACCCTCTCCTACTGGAAGAGAGCGCCAGCGAGAAACCCCCGTGAAAAAAGAACGGTCAGACGTAAGGCTGCGGGTAAGGTGCAAGGATAGACCAAAAAACAATAAACCGCAGGGCGGTGGAAGTGGTCGAAAAGAATTTATTCCGTGGTGTTAAAAAAAAGTTAGTGTCAAAGCTTGACAAAGTACAAAACAAGGCTTTAACAATAACACAGCAAGAACAAAAAAGGTAAGGGGTTGGAAAGATTTAGCAACTGCATAATATATATTATACGAACAATGTTGTTAAAGCTCCAATATGAGACCAATTGATAAATATTATAGCTAGAGAATTTTTGAAACCATTGATACGCCGAGCAGGTTCAATGATTGGCGGAGCGTTGGTTGGAGTTGGTATCGCACAAGAGCAAGCGGTGCAAGTAGAAACTGCTGCTATTACGATTTTATGTGTTCTTGCAGATCTTATTTTGTCTAAATTAGAGCGGAGTGCAAGAGATGAGTGAGTTACAACAATTAGAGGCAGACAATAAACATATTTATTGGGACGCCTACCCGCAATATGACGATCATGACAAATTGTCGTGTCATATTTTCCATTTAACAGAATGTTGGGATATGGAAATTAATGAACGCGGTGTAGACGGAATTAAAAAACTGCTTCTCGAAATGGTAGAGGAGTATGGTTCATGAATAAAACGTTTGTAAACGTGCTGCATGGAGCAGTAATGGGTGCTGTAATTAGCGTAGCATTATATGGCCCAATTTATTTTGATTGGACTTGGTGATGTGGGGAGCAATAGCTAGTGCAGTTGTGGGGTCTTTGTTTTCATACAAAGCAGCGCAAGAACAACGAAACCAAGCAATAAAAGATCAAGATAACCAGTTTGTACGCATGAGAAATGCGGCGCAACGTGCGGGTTTTAACCCGTTAACAGTGTTGCGAAATACTGGTGGACAAGGTTTTATAGGTTTACCGACAATTTCAAAAGCGGCAGCGTTTGGAAATGCGGCAGCGGGTATATTTGACGCAATTAGGCAAGTGCCTATTGAAAAATATAACAAGCAAGTAAGAGATTTGACTTTAAAAAGTATGAAAGCGGATATTGGCAATACATTAGCCAATACGCGTTATACGGGAATTTTGTCAAAACAAGGCAGTATGTCTGGCGGTGCATCTATTACCGGAGATGTTTTAAGCGCTGGTGCAAATGTTGGAAACACAACAGGGTCAATAAGCGTTGATAGTTTATTGCCAGGAACAGATAAAACGTTAGAGGAAGTTTTAGCACAAACACCTGTAGAAGTGCGAGTGACTAAAACAGGCGACGGAAGTTATGTTAATAACACGTTGACTGCAGGGTTGTATCCGTTGGTAACACCAATGGGTAATACAATTTTTGTTCCTTGGAATCCAGAGGATGCGGATATTGGCGCTATAGCGGGTGGTATATCGCAATATTCGGGAACAAAGCTTTTTGATTTTGGAAAAAACGTTGGTCAAAAAGTAGATGAATGGCGATTTCAGCGCCAGTTTAGTCGCGCAGTAGATGCGCAATATAAGTAAGTGCAAAAAGTGCAAGAAAATACGGCAGAAGTTTGTTGCTATGGTGAAACGAATAAAAAGGAAAAAATAAAATGCGAATGACGGAAATGGTGCCCAGTGCACCAATACAGGTACAAAGGTCAACGCGCCGCGATCGCGGACGTGTGTTGACGTCAGCTGACGCAGGTAAAATCCTGCCTTTGAAATATATCCCGATGTTGCGCGAAGACGCAGTAAAGCGCGGGCGCGTTCGGGTTAATATAGAAATGATGGAAACAGCAGAGCTGTTGATGAATGGTATACGTGTTGATGTAATGGCGCATTATGTACCAATGCTTGCGTTTGAACGTTTTAACGGATCAATGGAGGAATTGAACCGTTCATATAAAGGCGAAGCAGGTATTGGCGGAACTGTAGTTCCGTTTTTTGAAAGTAATAAATTTTATAATCAGAGCACGAATGCTGTGAATGTAGATAGTCCAGTTACTTTTGACACTGGTAATTGGGGTATTCATGGTGTTGATACTTTTTATCAAACTATGGGTATTCATACACAAGCATCTACTTTTAATACGACTGTTGTAGAAGCATATAACGCAATTGTGAATCATCGTCGTAAAGCACGGTCAGCTTCGTTGTCGTTGCGTAACGCGTTTGATCACACATTGTCAGAAGCGTTTTGGTCGTTGGACAATAATCATATTGTACCAGATTTTGATCAAAAATTGATTGATGGTGAAGTGGCGTTAAACGGTTTGACGTTTGAAGCACCGGTTGTATCGCCGTCAATTTTGGAGGTGAATGGGTATAGAGCTCCAGCGGATACTAATGCAACTCCGACAGCTGTAAATGCTGATGGCGAACGTGTTTGGAATAATGTTTATGCAGAATTGACGTCGGGCGGTAACGCCACGATGTCATTAGCAGATATTGAACAAGCAAAGAAAACGGCAGCGTTTGCTAAATTGCGTAGCATGTATGATGGGATCGATGATGAGCACATTATTGACATGTTGATGGAAGGTATTCGCGTTCCAGAAGAAACAATGAAGCAACCAATTTTGTTGAGTAAAAAATCAACAATGATTGGATATAATCAACGTTATGCAACTGACGCTGCAAATTTGGATACAAGTGTAACAAATGGATTTGCAAGTTTAGAATGTTCAATTCGTACACCGCAAATGAATACAGGCGGCGTTATTATGATAACGGCGGAAATTGTTCCGGAACAAATGTGGGAACGCAAGAAAGATTATTTCTTGTACGAAACAAATCCAGATAATTTACCAAATTATTTGCGTGATGTTTTGGATCCAGAGCAAGTGTCAATTGTTAAAAATGACCATTTGGATGTTAACCACAGTACACCAAACGGTACGTTTGGATATGCACCGTTAAATCATGAATATCAGCGCGATATGGTTAGTGTTGGCGGTAAGTATTACCGTCCGGCAAACGACGCGTTTGACGAAGATCGTGCAAAGATTTGGACGGTGGAACAAACTGACCCGAGTTTGTCGGAAGATTTTTATCTTGTGTCAGGTTTGCACAAAAAAGTGTTTAGCGATCAAGTCGCAGATGCTTTTGAAATAACGTGTATTTCAGACATGGAAATTACGGGCAATACGGTATTTGGACAGCGTTTGTTGGAAGCAGACGCAACTTCTGATTATCAGGAAATCACAGACTTGGTCGATAGCGCTCGCATCGTCAAGTAATGTGACGGGCGGGTGGTCCTCCCCTGCCCGCCCATTTTAACAAAAAAGGAGCAGAAAGTAATGAAGCACTTCAAAAATGGGTCATTGACAGAATGGCAACAAGTAAAAGCTGGAGCGGTAATTGCATTTGAAAGTAGCAAAGCAAAGCGCGTTAGTTTTCAAGTAAACGCAAACTCAAAGATTGAAGTTTGGGCGTCAGACAATGCGGATATGAAAGAACCCGTATTGCAGGGCGCAGCGGACGATAAAATGACTGTAGAATATACAGCAATAGGAAGCAGTTGGGTTCAAATTAAAGCGGAAAAAGGCGCATCGGTGTTTGTTAACATCCGAGACGTTGACCAACGTATTGCGCCAACTGATAAGGATAGTTTTGTGAATATAGAACCACGCGTACGCAATAACGATGAGTTTGCGCGAATGATGAAGTGGGTAAAATTAAACGAAGAACGACGCGACGCTGCGATGGCAGACGAGCGCGCAGAACTGGCAAAGTTGAGAGAACAAGTTTCTTCTCAGCAAAGTAGCGAACAGGAGCCACAGCCAGTGCCGGAGGCACAGATTGAGCAAGTAGAGGGCGACGATGCAACAGGAGCAACGACCGCCGAATAAGTTTATGAGATGGGTGAAGTTCCTGGACCGCGTTCAGGCGTGGTTTAGGGATGAGCCAGTTCATAAAGATTATACGGTAGCAGCGTATGCATTAGCAGACGCAAAAGCCTTGAAGCGAAAAGATGTAGTTCGAAAACAAACAGAAACGCAATATGAGGGTGTACACCCGGAGATTGTCGATTTTTGGAAAGCAATGCTTAAAGCATGCAGCGCGCGAAACATACCTGTTTTAGCGTTTGAAATGTTGCGCGATGAGCAACGTCAAAACGAATTACACGCGCAAGGGAGAAGTAAAGCTAAGGGCGGTAACTCACCGCACCAATATGGTTGTGCAGTGGATATAGTCCACGCCACAAGATATTGGAATCTTAGCAAAAAAGAATGGGACATAGTTGGGTCGATAGGTAAAGAAATCGCAAGAAAACGCAATCTTAATTTAGATTGGGGTGGTGATTGGGATTTCTACGATCCAGCACATTGGCAGTTGAAAAACTGGCGGCTTCGTAAAGACGAGCCGAAAATAGGACGTCCCATTTATGTCGATGAAGTCGACTAAGGCAGAACGGAACGGAAACTCCATGTATTGGAGTTCCGTTCTGCCGAACGCATACAACCTTTCTTGTTACGATATGCAATTAGTGACACCGCTGACGAGGTAAACGGCGAAAAATGTGCAGGACACCGAACAAATTAGACGACGGAACCGAGGTAGCGTGTCGCAATTGTTGGCAATGCAAAAGAAACAGAGTGAACGACTTTGTAGGTCGATGCATTGCCGAAAGTAGGTATTCGAAGAAAACCTACGCAGTAACGTTGACCTATGCGAATGACGCAGGGGTTAACGCGGTAACGCTTGTTTATAAAGACGTTCAAGATTTTTTGAAAAGGCTCAGAAAGCGTTACAACGTACGGTATATTGTGGCTGGTGAATATGGCACGGCTAAAGGTCGAGCTCATTGGCACATAATTTTATTTTTTAAGGATGATTATCCGGAAATAAAAGAAAACGTACGTTTAGATTGGAAATACTGGCACAAAGGGTTCAGTTATTTTCAGCAACCAGATTGGAAAGGGTTTCAGTACGTATTGAAATACGTGTTGAAAGATACTGATCTGGATAGTGCCGATAGTCATCTTGCAATGAGCAAAAAACCACCACTAGGCCATGAATTTTTTATGGATCTAGCAGAAACGCATGTCGAGCAAGCGGTTATACCG